CAACTTAACGACTTAAAGAAAAAGAACACAACAAAAGTTATGGAAAGCAGATTTGGCTTTGCTGTCAACTTTAACAAGATGACAGTTCAAAAGGCTGAAGGCTTACTAGAAACTATTGAATCTGGATTAACAAAAATCCGTAACAGTAGTTCTTTCCACACTGCTGAAAAGAACCCACGTTACATGGAATTATTAATGGTTAAAGAAAGTGTAACTGAATGGTTAGACGGCAAAGTAGAAGTAGTAGTTGAAGGTGAACTTCAAACTGCTGAAGCATTACTAGCCGCCAAAGATATCACAGATAGACTACAAGGCATGGTAGAAGATTTAGGCGAAATGCTTAACGAAGACTTACCACCATTAGGCGACAGCATAAATGACCAAATGGGCGAAGGCAAAGGCACACAGTATGTTGCTAGTGCAAGTGCTACAATCCAAGGTTTATTAGACGCAATGAAGGCTGCCAAGCAAGCACTAGATGATGCTAGTAAAGTATTAACTGGTGAAGGTCCTGAGCCAGCAATGGCCGGTGAGATGCCAGCAGAAGAAATGCCAGCAATGGAACCTGAAATGCCAGCAGAAGAGATGCCAGCAGAAGAGGAAGCGCCAGTCGGCAGAGAGATGCGCTAATGCGCATTTCAGAGTTGCATGAAAATGATCAGAAGCTGGTTGCAAAACTGGCTTCTGTTCTTGAGTTCTTAAAGGGTAGAGCAAGCGACCGCAACTTGCAACCAAATATTAGTGTAGACAGTTTAGTTAAAATGGTTGCTAATACTGGCACACACATTGATCCTTCTTCAATACAACCATTGTTTAATAATCCTACTATTAGAAACCTAATTAAAAACGTTGAAGGTAACATGATTACTTTGAACTTAGACGGTGGAATGTCCGAACTTCAACCAGGCGGCGGCAATATGCCACCAGAAGTTAAAGTTAACCAAATGGCTAAAAGGGCATTGAATCGTAGACAGTAATCTGTTATAATACAGACATGATTACATTCACACCTAAAGCATACGATCACTTTTACAAGTACGTAGGCGACAACAAAACATTACAAATAAGTTTCAAACAAGAAGGCTGTACAGGCTACAGTTATCAGCTTGACTGGTTAGATCAAGTACCAGAAGGATACAAGATCGACAAGCAAGGTGAGATTACATATACCTGGAAGCCCGAGCATGAGGACTGGCTTTCGGGCACAACAGTTGACATGCAAGTTAAAGGACTTAACAATAAACTAGTATTCCTAAATCCTAATGAAATAGCAAGTTGTGGATGTGGGGAAAGTGTTACTTTTAAATAAATACACTAAAGGATTACTAGCATGGCATTTTTACCTACATCAGCAAACGCACGTGAACAATCGCAAGGCAACGCCGTAGTTGCTGGAGAGATTGCAATCTTAACACAACGAGTACTAAGCGCAATTAGTTCAGGTGTATTCACTATAACTGCTACAAGTTCAACTACTGTTACTATTAACGGTACTACTATTACTGGTAGCGTAATGACCAATGCTGATTCAACTGGGCGAGCATACTATACAGCCTGGCAAGGTACAACAACTGACGCAGTAAAAACCGAGCAGATGGCAGAAGTCATCTCGCATTTTCAAAAACTAGGATATGATATTGTCCGCAAATCAACAACAGGTACTGAGCTTTATTGGCAAATTACCTGGTAATCAATGCTAACTGAACGATACGAATACAAAAAGATCAGTAGAACAAACATAGACGGAAAGAGACATTATAAAACACCAGAAGGTGATGCCGTTCCATCTGTTACTACTATACTCGATAAAACTAAACCTGCTGAAAAGATGCAGGCACTACTCAACTGGAAAAAACGTGTAGGCGAAGCCAAGGCTCAGCAGATTGTTACTGAAGCCGCTAACGTTGGTACCGTAATGCACAAGAAACTGGAAGAGTATTGTCTAGGCACACTAGACAAACCAGGTAGCAATCTAATACAACAACAAGCAGACAAGATGGCTCGTGTAGTAATTGACACTGGCTTAAAAGACATGAATGAGTGTTGGGGTGTTGAGGTTCCGTTATATTACTCAGGACTCTATGCAGGTACTACAGACTGCGTAGGTATGTTTAAAGGTGAGCCTGCTGTCTTGGATTTTAAGCAAACTAATAAACCTAAAAAGCGTGAATGGATTGAGGATTACTTCCTACAATTAAGTGCGTACATTTTAGCACACGACAAAATACACAACACTGAGATCAAACGTGGTGTAATCTTAATGTGTAGCAGAGACTTTAAATATCAACAATTTGAAATAGAAGGTGACGAGCTAGAGTTCTGGAAGAACAAATGGTGGGATAGAGTAGAGCAATTTTATAATAAATAAGTAAAATACATTAGTAAGGACTATAAACGTGGCGATTTTACAAATATCCCGAATACAACACAGACGTGGTACATCAGACAACTTACCACAACTATCAGCGGCTGAACTAGGTTGGTCAGTAGACAATAGAAAATTATACATTGGTAACGGTACACTTGAAGAAGGTGCGCCTATACTAGGCAACACAGAGATCCTTACAGAATTTAGTGATTTATTAAACACAAGTCAGGCTTACACATATAAAGGCGAGGCGGCTGGCTATACAGTAACAACAGGAACAAGTTCTAGTTCTCCTATCGAAAGAACACTACAACGTAAGTTTGATGACTTTGTTAATGTTAGAGATTTTGGTGCTGTGGGCGATGGAACCACAGACGACACAGCCGCTATTAACAGAGCGTTATACCAGTTATACTGTAGAGAAGTAAACGAAGAAATTCGCAGAGCTTTATACTTTCCAGCAGGCGTCTATAAAATTACAGGCGATGTTGTTAAGATTCCAACATACGCTAAAATTATTGGTGAAGGTGCAGACAGTACGTGTTTTAAACAGACCGATTCAGGCGAAAACTATGTGTTCAAAACTGCTGATAGTTTACAGCAAGTAGATGCTAGTATTGCAACAAACGCCGCTACTAGACCACAGTTTATCGAAGTATCAGGATGTACATTTTGGAACAGCACAACAAATCATGTCGGATTAATCAGTGCCGCACAGCATGTACACTTTGATGATGTTAAGTTCAAAGGCAACTTAACCTTGCCTACATCAGTATCTGATGCAAAAGCAAATATACACGTAGAATCGACAGCAATTTTAATCACAGAACATGTCACGTTCGATAACTGTTATTTTACAAACAACACATTTGCTGTTGAAATAGATTATAACTGTAGAAATGTAGTCATTCAAAACAGTTACTTTGATGAATTATACAAAGCAGTTAAGTTAGGCGAAAGTTTAACAGGCTCCTCACCGCAAGACGAAGGTCCACGTGGATTTAAAGTTACTGGTAGTTATTTTGATAGAATCGCTAACATGGCAATACACACATATTCTGCCATCAAGCATGTAGTATCTGCTTACAACTATTTCTATGAAGTAGGTAACGACTACAACGGCGCAGGTAATGAGTCTGCTCCAATTATATATTATGTAAGTGCTGGTAATTTTAGTATCGGTGATGCGTTTGAGCGTAATGACACAGACGACTTGAATCAACCTAGACTAAGCATTGATAACATTTCAAGTTATGGTATGATTGCCGACAACAGTATTCAGTACGGTGCGCATAGACAAGAAGCAGGCAAGGTAGTGACACTAACTGATAACACAGCAGTAGCCGCTTCTACAGGAATCACTTTATCAGACAGCAAATACACACATGGTGCTATTATTGATTATAGTATTGTGCGTGGAACAACATATAGAACAGGAACATTAAAAATAGGACACGGTACTAGTGTCGGTTACAGTGATGATTACTCAGAAGATTCATCAACAGGTGTAGCATTAACAGTTACGTTTGCAAGTAACACAAGTACCATTAACTATACAACAACATCAACTGGCAGTAATGCCACAATGAAATATTCAATTAGATACTTGTATTAATGATTTGGCAGTACCAAAAGTCTTCGGAGCGCATCCGTGAATGGGCCTCCTTTAGACATCAAATAGAAAACCTACCTTTTGAGCAAGCACTCAAGGACACATTAGAGTTGTGGTCCTATGCTCCTATTATCAACAGTTGGATGGATTATACTTCTACAGAGATGTGGCCAGACCCTTGGGAACTGCTAGAAGACTCTGGTTATGACGAGCTTGCAAAGTGTCTTGGAATCCTGTATACTTTGTACTTAAGTGGACATGATGAACATACATATAGTATCGAGATAGGTTTAGAGAATGGCGAGTATCGCTATATAGTGTCGATAGATGATGGAAAATATATACTTAATTACGAGTGGATGGAGATAGTAAATAAAAAACATGTCAGTCCTGAATTAAGAATTTTGTGCCATTACACACCACAGGATTTACAACTAGAACAATATACATAATGAGGCATCAATGAGCGAAATTTTAGTCACTAAAAGAGAAGGGCACAAGGAGCCCTTAAACCTTGAAAAGTTACACAAAGTTGTTTTTTGGGCAACACAAAACATTACTGGTGTTAGCGCAAGTGAAGTAGAGATACAATCAAGTTTACAATTTTACGACGGTATTAAAACATCAGACATTCAAGAGACACTTATTAAAAGTGCGGCAGATTTAATTAGTGAAGAGACCCCTAACTATCAGTATGTTGCTGGTAGACTAATTAACTATCATATTAGAAAACAAGTTTACAACGAGTATGAGCCTTGGCACCTAAAAAAGATTGTAGAGAAAAATGTAGAGCGTGGCTACTACGATAGTGCCTTACTAGAAGCATATAGTGACGAAGAATGGGACAAACTAAACAGTTACGTGAAACACGAACGTGACGAGAACTTTACTTACGTTGCTATGGAGCAATTTAGAGGCAAGTATCTTGTGCAAAATCGTGTTACTAAACAATTATACGAAACACCGCAAGTAGCATACATGTTGATTGCGGCAACACTATTCCAAAACTACGAAAAGGATAGGCTACAGTGGGTACACGATTACTACGACGCTATTAGTAATCATTTGATTAGTTTGCCTACTCCTGTAATGGCAGGTGTACGTACGCCACAAAAACAATTTAGTAGTTGCGTACTAGTGGAAACAGATGACAGTTTAGATAGCATCAATGCAACAGCAAGTTCTATTGTAAAGTATGTGTCACAAAAAGCAGGCATTGGTATCGGAGCAGGACGTATCCGTGCTATTAATTCGCCAGTGCGTAATGGCGATGCATATCACACAGGTGTTATCCCATTTTACAAACTATTTCAAGCGGCTGTTAAGTCATGTAGCCAAGGTGGTGTGCGTGGCGGAGCGGCAACACTATACTATCCTATCTGGCACTTGGAAGTAGAAGATTTATTGGTTTTAAAGAACAATAAGGGCACAGAGGACAATAGAGTACGTCACATGGATTATGGTGTCCAATTTAACAAATTAATGTACGAAAGACTCATCCAAGGTGGAGATATTACCCTATTTTCGCCCAATGATGTACCAGAAATGTACGAAGCATTCTTTACCAATGCAGACAAGTTTAAAGAGCTTTACGAGCAAGCAGAACGTAAAACAAGCATTCGCAAGAAGAAGATTAAAGCAATTGACTTGTTTACTGGCTTTATGCAGGAGCGTAAAGACACAGGGCGTGTTTACTTAATGAACGTTGACCATGCTAATACACATTCCCCGTTCAAGCAAGAAGTAGCACCTATCAAGCAAAGTAACTTATGTTGCGAGATTGATTTGCCTACTAAACCTCTTACAAGTTTTGATGATCCAGAAGGTAGAATAGCATTGTGTACACTGAGTGCTATTAACTGGGGTGCAATAAAATCTCCAGAAGAATTCGAGAAGCCTTGTAGACTAGCAGTACGAGGATTAGACGCTCTACTAAGTTATCAAGGGTATCCAGTTCGAGCGGCAGAAGAAGCCACACGTGAGTTCAGACCACTAGGTGTTGGCATTATTAACTTGGCTTATTGGCTAGCAAAGAACGACACAAGTTACAGTGATCCTAAAGCACTAGAACTTGTTGACCAGTATGCAGAAGCATGGAGTTACTATTTGATTAGAGCAAGTTTAGAACTTGCTAAAGAACAAGGTCCATGCGAGAAGTGGCAAGACTTAAAGTATGCAGATGGTATACTACCTATTGACACATACAAACGTGATGTTGATGAACTAGTAGCACCACAGCAGAGACAGTTTGACTGGGACTACTTACGTGAAGAGATTAAACAACACGGTATTAGAAACGCAACACTAATGGCATTGATGCCGGCAGAAACATCTGCACAAATTAGTAATGCTACAAATGGTGTTGAACCTCCACGTAGTTATGTTAGTGTTAAACAAAGTAAAGATGGCATACTCAAACAAGTGGTACCTGAGTATCGCAGACTTAAAAATAAATACGAATTGCTATGGGATCAAAGAGACCCAAGTGGTTACTTGAAGATCATGGCAGTTCTTCAGAAGTATATCGACCAAGGTATCAGCGTTAATACCAGTTACAATCCACAGTGGTACGAAGATGAAAAGATACCAATGAGTGACATGCTAAAGCATCTCATGATGTTTTACAAGTACGGTGGCAAGCAGTTGTACTATTTCAATACCTATGATGGACAGGGCGAGATAGATGTTAACAAACTAGAAGAACTACAACCAGGTGAAGTAGATGATGAAGCCTGCGAAAGTTGTGTAATATAGGATATAATAATGAGCGTCTTTAACATACAGAGTAAAGGTAACCACCTTAAGGCATTGGCCTTCCTAGATCCAAAAGGTGGTAGCGGAGTACAAAGGTATGACACAGTAAAGTACAGACAGTTCGAAAAACTTACAGACAAACAATTAGGCTTCTTTTGGAGACCAGAAGAAGTTGATGTTATGCGTGATGCCAAGGACTTTAAGGATCTTACAGCACACGAGCAACACATCTTTACCAGTAACTTAAAGAGACAGATCTTGTTAGATAGTGTACAAGGACGCTCACCTAACCTAGCATTTTTGCCACTAGCAACTATCCCAGAACTAGAAACTTGGATTGAGACTTGGGCATTTAACGAAACTATTCACAGTCGTAGTTACACACATATTATTCGTAATGTATATAGCGACCCTGCTAAAGTATTTGATGAACTAACAGACATCAAAGAGATTGTAAATTGTGCAGAGTCTATTACAGGACATTACGACGAACTTATTCATTACACACAAGCATATAACTTGTTTGGTGAAGGAAGTCACACAGCAAATGGCAAGCGTTTTGAAGTAAGCTCATACGAACTTAAGAAGCGACTATGGCTAGCTCTTAATAGTGTTAACGCACTAGAAGGTATTCGCTTTTATGTTTCATTTGCATGTAGTTGGGCATTTGCTGAACTTAAGAAGATGGAAGGCAACGCTAAAATTATTAAGTTTATTGCTCGTGATGAAAACGTACACCTAGCAAGTACACAGGCATTGTTAAAGTTACTACCAACAGATGACAAAGACTTTGCTAAAATTAAGGAAGAAACAAAAGAGCAAGTACAAGAAATATTTGAGCATGCTGTGGATCAAGAGAAAGCATGGGCAGAGTACTTGTTCAAGGACGGATCAATGATCGGTCTCAACAAGCAACTACTTACAGACTATGTCGAATGGCTAGCCAACAAGCGTATGACTGCTATTGGTTTAGAATCTCCATACAAAGTAGGACAAAGTAATCCTCTACCTTGGACACAAAAGTGGATTGCTGGAGCAGAGGTGCAGGTAGCACCACAAGAAGTAGAACTAAGCAGTTATGTTATTGGCGGCACAAAACAAGATGTTAACGAGGAGACCTTTAAGGGCATGACTTTGTGAAGGTCGCTCGAGCATTATTTGTTGCCCACTATAGAATACCGCATACTTGTTTAAGTTTACAGTTTGACCACTATATCCAGGGTATAGACGAAACATACATATTCACTAATTGTGAGAATACAGATGACAATCCATTCTTAGATAGAGTTTTATCTAAGTATCTCGACACAAGCCAATACAAGTATGTGTTTGATGGAGAGATGGATAGTCTATATCCATCAGTGCGTAACTGGTGGATCCCTGGTGATTATAGAAACAGTTGGTTATATCAACAAGCACTTAAACTAGCAAGTCTAGATTACATTGACGCAGACGTAATCCTTATACAAGACCCTGATACATTTTGCATAAACCCATACAACTTATGGGAAGGTGACTTACTCAAGTACTTTATACTACCTAACGAAACACATAGTCCTGCATATTATCAAACATTGGTAAACGCATTAGGTATAGAGCGACAAGTACCACACAGTTTTGTTACAGAGTTTATGCCTGTGTACAAAGAGGACTGGCTCAGTCTCAAACATGCTCTTATTGAAAGAAATAACTGCGACCCTTTCGATGCGATAATTAATAATGTACCTGAGGATCCAGACAGTGTTCCTACTCCAAATATTAAATGGTTTAGCGAGTATGAGCTACTGGGTAATTGGATTATGACGCAACGTGATGTTGCTCTTATGGAACAAAAGCGTTATACTTACACACATATCGACAATATTGCTGACTGCTCAGCAGATGAATACAACTGTATATGTGATGCATGTCCTAATTTAGAGGACAGCATTGTGTTTGATAACAACGAAGAAGTTATTACAAACTTTGATGAAGTATTTGAAAAGGTGAAAAAATTCTTATGATTACAATATATACAAAAGACCATTGCCCTTTTTGCCAACATGCAAAAATTTGGTTAGATAAGGCTGGTATCGAATTCGAAGAAAAGAATATTACAACTAGCCAAGAACTACGTACTTGGTTAAAAGAGCAAGGACATAAAACTGTACCGCAGTTATACGTAAACGACTCGTTACTAGTGGAAGGTGGCTATCAAGGACTTGCAAAATTAGATGAAAACACTGTCAAACAGAGAATCGAGGAACTAAATGCTAATTAACAAACCACAGTATGACAAAGGCGATATTGTAACTTTCATGTTAGTAACAGGACAGGAGTGCATTGCTAGAATTCAAGAATGTCAAGAAGAAGGTTACCTAGTAGAAAAACCATTAAGTCTAATGCCGAGCCAACAAGGCATGGCTTTGATCCCAATGGGCATGACAGCACAAATAAATACAGTAGTGCTAAAGAATCAGCATATTGTGTTTCACGGTATTACTGCCAAAGAAGCGGCTGACAGTTATATCCAAGGCACATCAGGTATACAAATAGCCAAGGGAGACTTAAATGCCACCAACATCCAGACGAACTGACATTAACACACATGGCGGTACTATTGTAGGTGCCGTAATCGAATCTGTAATCGTAGAAGGTCAGGCATGTGCTGTTATTGGATCCACTTTAACTCCAGATTCTCTATGTCCACCGATCGGTGGACCACATTGTGGCCCGGTAGTTGTAGCAGGCAGTGGATCAGTAAATGCTGGTGGTATTCCTGTAACAAGAATTGGTGATGCAAACAACTGCGGAGCAACTAACGCAACAGGTGCTGGCTCAGTAATTACAGGCGGGTAAATGTCTCAACCTAGTACACTTACAGCAATTAAAGGACTATTAGCCAACGACGGATTGGATAACGTCTTTGTGGACACACTATTTGCTGACTTGTACAATGTTAATATTATCAGTAAAGCACAAACAGCAATAACTGACGTAGGCAGTTCTATTGACGACATCGGTAACGATATCTTTCCAGGAGTAGTAGGCAATGTACCTACAGCATACACAACAGTTACACCAACTAGTAGTTTAAGGTCAGCCTATTATACCTATGCTAGAGCATTATTTGGTGCAGGTGATATAGCAAGATTTACAACTTATTTTTTACAAGCATTTGGTTATGCTCAGTTGGCACATGGACTAATGGCAGACGTTGCTAATAAAAACTCAACAAACTTGTCAGACTATGGCGCAAATGTAAAAAATCAAAGTGATATTAGTACCGGCGGAATTACAGGATATTTGACTACTAATTCTTCAGAAAATTTAACTAAGTTAGGCGATGACTTTATTGACTTAGGAACTATATTTGATTATGAGAATTTAGAAATATACGGAACTGCTAGAGGCCTTGTTAAAGTAATACTAGACGCAGAATTAAATCTAAGCACTACTGTACAAAATTTAATAGACGAATTGGGTTTAGATGAAGACATAGATATTACCGACGAAGTGTTTGAAGACTTAATGTATTCTATACTAGTACAACTACCAGTCGGTACAGAATTTAGAGAAGCATTTCAGTTTGCACGAAACGAACGTTTAGAGTTTTTGAGTGACATATTAGATCCTAGAAAAAGTTTATTAAGATCTAATAATATCGTTACTTTTGAAAGTTATACAGAAATAGCCGACAATTTAATAACATTTAATAATCTAAAAATCGAAGACAATATTGCGTTTGGTAAGTTTATTAAAAACTTATCAACTACTGGATCTCTCACTAATTTAGATGTATTAACTACTCCAGTTTCATCTGACACAGCACAATCTATATTAGATCAAATTGGAGAAGGTACTGGAGCATACGGTCAGCCAAATGTGTTAGATATACTAGGACCAATGGTAGGTGCATACTTAGAAGAAAGAGTAGACAGACTAGTTACAGCATTGACTATTGTACAAGCAAGTTCGCCGGGACAAAGTTTGATACAAGGGTTTGAAAACTTATCTGCGGTAGCAAACGATTTAGGTGCTGGTCCTTATGTCGTTACTGGAGTAGGTGCTGGATCTTATGCTACTAAGTCAGAAGCATATACTGCCATTGAAACAGCAATGGACACTTATTTTAACAGTTTGCGTTCATTTGAAGCAATTGGCAGTTTAGAGCTTCGAGGAGCGTGTGAAACAGTTTATGCTGATTATGATGCGATTGCTAAACAAGTAAGCGATTCTAAAGCATTACTCACAAAAGCAGGAATAGATACATCAGTAAGTGTTAGCAATAAAACAACTATTATGTCTTTTGGTAATTCTATCGAATCCTTTGGTGCCGATCTTAATAACCTAGGCACAAGAGAGATATTAGAGGACATGGCAACTTCAGACATTACGGGAGATGCAATTAAAGCCAGCCTGACAGCAGGCAAAAATGATGCAAGTTTAACTGCTAAAGGGTTGATTCCTAAGGCTTTATCTGGTTATTGACATAATAGTCGAGTGGCTTTATAATATAACGTTAACATAACAAAAGGAGGCGCAAATGAGGGTTTACGCATCGCTTTTATTAATTATTTCGTGTTTGTTTTTTGCTCTGTACGCTGTTTTAATGGATTATAAGCAGAATACTGCATACGCATTAGAGCTATACGATACTCAAACATACGGCAAGTATTTTTCGCCAGAGCAGTTATCTTGTTTATACGAGAACATTTACTTCGAAGCAAGGAACCAACCAAAAGCAGGACAACTGGCTGTCATGTACGTTACTCTTAACAGAGTTGACGATCCTAGGTTTCCTAATTCAATATGTGAAGTAGTTAGACAAGGCAACCACAGACCAAGTTGGCGAGACAAAGACAGGCTGGTGCCCATCAAACACCAGTGTCATTTTAGTTGGTATTGTGATGGTAAGAGTGATCAAATAAACGATTACAAAACTTATGAAAAAATACAAGTTTTAGTCAACGATTCTTTGATCACAGTATCTAAGCCTATTGATATAACAGAAGGTGCTACACACTATCACGCAGACTATGTTAGTCCAAGTTGGGCAAATACTAAAACCAAGACTGTGGAGATAGAAGATCACATTTTTTATCGTTGGGAAGTTTAATACTTTAAGGTAAAATAGGTTATGTCTTTGTCATCATCCAGGAATATAAGATACTCGTTGGTTGATCGCCAGGGAGTATGTTGCCAAGCCCAACGTCCTGAAGCGTTGTCAGCAAACCAAGTAAAACATTTATATGCACGATCCTCACCCTGTACAACTCTACAAAAACGGTAACCACCTTCGTTCGGTCTAATTTTGTGTTGGGTAAGAGTACCGGCAATCATGGTATTAAGCATTGACACTTTTCCTGAAAGCATATATACTATATATTTATGAGTAATATTATGGAAACGATTAAGAAAAGAAACCCGCTAGTTAAGGAACTGAGAGACCCTCAGGGTCTATACACGGCTAAAGTTGAGCGAGATCGTAGCAAGTACACAAGAAAGACCAAACATAAAAAGAAAGACCTTGAACAATAAATGGAAAACGTATATAATTGTTCAGTATGTAGTTGTGAATTTGATGAATATGCAGAAGGTGGTACTGTGGGTAATTTTGGTATGCTACCTGTAGCGTTTTGCCCTACCTGTCTTGCTTGTATGTTTGATATGGTAGAGCAGTTAAAGGAAGAATAATGGCAGACAAAGAACTAGAACAAGATTGGGACGATGAAATCCTTGACGAAGAAGACATTCTTCCTGGCTTAGAAGAAATGCTTGCTAACATAGCGGCAGAAACATTCGATACACACAAAAAGTTTTGGTATGCTGACAATATAACAGAAGAACAGCGCAACCTTTATATGCACTTGCCACGTAGCCGAGAAGAACACTAATAAATACACTACTATGATTTTTGGCGCATTTATATTATTTGTTGCACTTGCTATAAGCGGTATCGCCGCTTTTTATAGCATTATTGGTCTCATAGCTATCTTTGCCGCGGCTGCCGTTCCTGTTATTGTTATGGGAGGTGCATTAGAAGTAGGTAAGATTGCTACTACAGTTTGGCTACATACTAACTGGCACAGAGCTCCTCGAGCATTTAAAATTTACCTAGTACCAGCAGTTGCTATCCTTATGTTTGTAACTAGTATGGGTATATTTGGCTTCTTGTCCAAAGCACATATTGAGCAAACTGCAATGAGTGACGAGCAACGTGCAGAAATAACAACGCTGACTGATAAAATCACTAGAAGCGAAGCAAAAATTGCTAGATGGAACGCAGAGCTTGGTAGACTCAACAAAGGTGAAGACCAACGTGTAGACAACTTGGTAGACAAAGATTCAGATGCACTTAAAGACATTTATGCCCAAGTAGATAGAGAAAAGGCTAATGCTCGTGCTGATGCTGAAAGAGCCATAGCACTACAACAAGAGCGTTTACAGCAAGCCGCAGACCGTAAAGACAAAGACATAGCGGCGGCACAAAAGCGTAAAGAACAAGATGTAGCACAAGTTCAAGACAGATTTAAGAACTCATTCAGTAAAGGCAAAATGGACGAAGCCATTGCTGAAATTAATAAGATTGAATTAGAAGCAGTACAAACAGCAAAGAATAATGAACTAAGTGTTGCTAGTGCCGCACAACGAGAAATTAAGAGTATTAATGCAACACTAAACAAGCGTCTGTCAGAAATAGATGCAAAATACAAAACTAGTATAGACGCAATCAATCAGCGTGTACAAAAATTACGTGATCAGGCTAACACAAAAACAGATGATATTGATGCTAGAGTTGCAGAGCTAGAAGCATTTATCGACAAAGAACAGTTATCTATTGACCAGATCAAAGAAGAGACAGCAGTATATGAAAAAGAATATCGTAAACTAGAAGCAGAAGTAGGACCAATCAAGTATGTTGCCGCTTTAATATACGGTGACAATCCTGATGTTAATATGCTAGAACGTGCAGTACGTTGGGTTATTATATTGCTAGTTGTTGTGTTTGATCCACTAGCACTTACACTTATTCTTGCCGCTACTAAACAGTTCCAATGGGTCAAAGAGGAGCGAGAGAATCCTACTTATGCGCATAAAGAATACACTAAAGAAGATGATGACTTAATGAACGAAATGTATCCTCCTCAACCAACTATGAAAAGTGAGGAAGAGTACGACCCACGAATTCAAGAACTAGAATTAGAAATCGAAAATCTAAAAAAAAAGAATCTAGAAACTAAACCAGAAGTAGAAATAAGAGAAGTTTACGTTGAGGCCAACGTAGACACTTCTATGCCTGAAGATGTAGCAGAACTAGAAGATACAGTGGAAAAGAAGATTAAAGGAGTATAACACATGGCTAAACCACAAGACGAAATTGATGCAATTTGGGGCAAATACCGCACAAGTTTAGAGCGTTTGAGTACAGCATTAGACGAAAATGACGCACTAAAAAGCGACTTAGACATCGACTTTACAATGCCCGGCGACATTGCAGAACTTGAAGCAAAAATCAATTCACGTTTAGGAACAGATGCATAAGCATCAAGAAACAGTAGAGAGCATTTGGCGTAAGTATCAGATTGCTCTACAGCGATTAGACAAGGCTTTAGACGAACTTGAGAAGAAGCCTAAAGAAGTTATTGTTGAAAAGATAGTTGAAGTGCCTGTAGAAGTAGAGAAAATCGTAGAAGTACCAGTTGAAGTAGAAAAGGTTGTTGAGAAAGAAGTAACTAAGTCAGAATACTTTAGACTAGTAAAAGAAGAAGACCTTGGAATACAGGCAGACAATGCAAGCCACAATGCCAGTACTACTGGATTTGGTATAAAATTTCCTGAAAACCCAAA